GCAAGACTTTACCATGCCTGCGCGCGCCGTGTAGTGGCCGCCGTCGCGGTGCAGCACAGCTAGAAGGTTCTGTAACAAACCAGCGTAGCGAGCTTTGCTCTCGTTCATTTGCGTTATAGTCTGGTTTGCGAAGTGCAGCGCATCTGTTGCTTCTTTTACCTCCTGGCTCAGATCAACAGTTTGCATGTGCTTTGTGTATGCAACATCTTCTGCTTTACGTTTTTCTGCGGTTGCTTTTGTAAGCAGCTCTCTTACTTCTTTAAGCTGATTCTCAAGCTCAACAATCTTCTTAGCCTTGTCGTAATCTAAACGCCAAACAGCAAGTGCTGTTTCTTCGTCGGTTGGTACGGTCGGTACGGATTGAATGGTAGGTGCTGACATGCTATGCTCCATTAAAGAATGAGGTGTTTAGCCTCGGTTAACAAACTGTAATCGCAATAAACTGGCTTAGTGCTCAACGCTTTGCGCAGCGGCAGATAACCTTGTACGCTGCTTGTCTTAGTGCGCGCAATGTATTGAATCTTTCCGCCTTGCACTAAGCCTATCATTATCTTGTTTAGGTCTTCTACTCTGTCAAGATCGCTTTGTACTTGCGCCCACAAAGATGCAATATCTACTGGGGCTTTAGCCTCGTTCAGCACAGCAATAATCTTGCTGGCAACATCTGAGTTCTTTGCTTTACCGAACTCACCTAGCGCCATAGGCATGTAGTGCTCAGTGAAGCAAAGCAAGCTATGCGCAAGCAGCACATCCTCCGCTCTTATGTCCGTTCGCTTGTTGCTTGCAGCGCACAGCAGAACTAGCTTTAGCAGGTGCGTATGCCGCCGAGTGCTGTAATGCTTGAAGCGAAAGTCCGACAGCGGCTCAAACGTGCGGTATATTGTTTCCAGCATAGAGCGAGCTTTGTCGCTAATTGATGCTTCTCCAACGACCTTGTTCTTTATCTCCAAGAAGTCATTTATAAGCCCTTCTTTTACATCCGCTGGCGGGCGAATCGGCCAAGCAATGCGCTTATCAGTGCGCTCTCCGTAAATTAAAAGCAGCCTAGACAAGAAGCCTTGCCCCAATGCTTGCGGTGGAAAAGCCTCTGCAAACCCAGCGTGCGTATTACCGCCGAGAATGCTGATAGTCGGTTGGTAGATAGCTACTGACTTGCTGTTCTTTAGGCGCTTGCGGAACGGGTTGATAGGATCATCCCAATCCCATAAACTGCCAAGTAAAGACATGAAATCTAAGTTGCCTTGTCCAATAAAATCATTAAACTCATCCGCGGCAACAAAGACTTCTTTAGGGGAGCTACCTGCCATGCTCTCACCGAACAGCGTTTTCATTACGCCGTCGGCATCTTTGACTACACCTTCATCATCTGTCAGTCCTTCTAAATCAAGAAGAAACTTCTCCTTGCTAGTCTGCTCTGCATTGAATGTGGTGTAGCCTGCGCTTGACAATATGCGTTTTGCCAACTTTATAGCTGTTGACTTGCGCGTGCCTGGGTCTCCTATAAGCATAACATACATATTAGGATATATGTTAAACTCGCCGAACGGTAGATAATACTGTCGCCCTAAGAACGCACCAAGAGATGTAAGCGCGCTCCAGCGATGAAACACCAGAGGCGGCTCAGTATCAGTTACGTAAGTGAAATACTTATCAAACAGAGTTGTCATTTCAATTCAGACCAATACTTAGCTGGCTTGTCGCCTTTGCCAATAGACATATCAACTGGAATCAGCATAGTCCTTGTTACTCCGTTAATATCGCGTACTTGCACCGGGTTGCGCATACGCTCTTGTACAATGCTTGGTACTTCTGCACCGCGCCAAGCAAAAAAGATGCTATCATGAATCTGCGCTTTGATGCGCAATCTACCGCGCAAGTCACCGTAAACGCTATCTCGCCACAAGCGATAGAAGGGTCTGTTGATAACGCTTACGCTCAAGTTCTGCGGCCCATGCGCGACAGCGGCATTAAGTGCAGGTTTACTCTTGCTAGGATCAGCAAAGAAATATCGAGTCCATCCCAGCGGGGATACCAGCTTTTTAGTAAGACTGATCTCACGCTTGATTGCGTTGTACCAATCTCGCTTAACCTCTGGGTACGTGCGCTCATAAACTTGCAGCAAGTGCTTGCAAATATCAATAAGAGACCACTTGGCTGGTAGGCTAAGAAGCAAGCGGGCTTGCGCTACTCGCTTAGGCCCCATTGTATCTAGCAACACTGAGGCTCCCATGTTGTAGTTAGCTCCGTGGTTAACGCGCTTTGCAAGGTCACGAAGCGCGGTATCAATCTTGTCGTAATCCACGCCAAAGAACTTGTGTGCGTTCCAGCGGTGATAATCTTTGTCGCTCTCAACTAAGTTGATAAGAGACTGACAGCCAGACATGTAGCCTACGCAGCGCGCTTCACTCTGCGAATAGTCACCTTCGCCTAGTCCATCCCAGCCGTAATCGCACATGAAGAACTGCTTAATAGCAGGGCCGCGTGGAATGTTTTGAATCTGCAAGCCAGTCCAGAAGTTGCTTGCGCGGCTTGCAAGCCTGCCGCTGTCCGTACCTGCTGGGTCTAGCTGATATAAGCAGCGACCAAGCCAGAACTTGTCCCACTGGAAATAAGTAGACAATAGCTTCGACTGCTTGCGGTAAGCCAAGATCAAAGAGATAAGATGCTCATTAAATGGGTGCGCACTAGCACAAGCAACAAGCGCAGCATTGTCGCTGCTCTCTGGAGTAGGCCCCATACCAAGCACCGTAAGCAAGCGCTTAACTTGATCTGAGCTACCTGGGTTGAACTTGTCTCCAAAGATAGTGCGGATGCGCACCGCTACCTCCTCAAGGCGCTCCTCTGCTTTAGCCTTAGCTGCATCAAAGCGCGCTTTGTCAAGCAAGATACCATCAAGCTCTACGTGCGCGCAAGGAAATACAAGAGGGAACTCTTGCAAATAGTTATTAGTTGCCCACGCTGGCGCTTCTTTGAGAAGCGATAGGTAAGCATTCATCGTAGCCCAGCAATCTTTGGCGTTGTACTCAAACAGGTTGTACTCGTCACCTGCGCTGTCATCTTTCCAGTAGCGCACTTTGCGAACAGCAAATGCTGTTATGAAGTCAAGCCGCTTTGGAAGCTCAGCATACCAGCTATGGAACAAGTGCAGCGTATCATGCAGCCAGTTATTAACTACTACGTTCCAACGTGCAAAGTAAGCGTTATCATAACGCCCGTTCTGGAACAGCTTGGGCACGTTGCTAGCGTTGAGCTTCTTAACGAAGCTGTGCGCAAGCATATCCTTGAACGGTACTACAATGCTATGCGTGCTTCCGTCTGCGAACAAAGCGCAATAGCCTACGCAATGAATCCGGCGCAGTTCATCATCTCTATAAGTCTCAATGTCCACGCTTAACAAGCGCGCGTTCATGAATTTAACCAGCAACTGATCGCTTATCTCCGGCTTCCAAAGCTGCCAAGTGAAGTCAGTTTGCGGGAACCAAGCTTGCGGTCTCGTAACCTTAGAGACAAACCGCTTAGCAATAAACATGCCCGAAGGCGTAGATACGAGATGCTTGAGTGGGTTAAGAACCAGAACGTCGAGTGGTGCATTGTTGCGCTTGTTGATGATAGTAAAGAAGCTACCGGCGTAATCATCCAGTGACAGCTTCTTTTGGTTGCCTCGCTTGTCAGTAGGATGCCGGAAGTCAGGAAGCGCAGATAACAAAGCAGTCATCGTAATCGGGCAAGTCACGATTATGGCCTGTATATTATGCACTGCGCACTGCGCATAGATAATTGCGCTAGTTGTTTGCGGAGTCAATGTGGCTTTCAGCGAAGCAACACCTACAACTTCCGTCAGCCTTGGGAAGTAAGGCCGATCCTCGGTGGTGCCAAAGAATGCTATGTTCATATTAGTTCCAGTGAGCTTTTTCTATACAAGCTAGTAACTGCTAGCACATATAGAAAAAGCCCGCAGCCTTTTGAGCGTTGGGCTTTTTGTTAATTAGCTGCGGTTAGCGGATCAGGCAACAACAACATCACTGAGGCGGAAGTTCCAGCGGCCTTCTTCCTTTTTATCAGGAGTGCGCACCAAGGTAGCAACGATGGTAACATCTTTGATCTGCTCAAGCGTTTCACCAACAGTGCCAGTGCCGAAGTGCGTTTGGAACGGGCGCAGTGCTGCTTTCAAGAAGCCGATGCCAGTGACGTTGACGCTGCCATCTTTCTTGATGGGCGAGAAGCGGTCAGAGAACTGCATGTCAACAGCAGCCCCGCTTGCTTCTTCTTCGTTGGCAACAGCATCAACACTGACGACTTTGTAAGTCAGCTTGATGTAGTCGCTGTTGCCGTTCTTGCCTTCCTCTTTAGAGGCGTTAACCAACAAGGTGTAAACACCGCTAGGTGGAACGCCAACTGGCGGCAAGTCTTCCAGTGCATCAAAGTCAGCAGCCAAGACGGCATCAATGTCGGAGAAGTTCATTTCGCTCATGATAAATCCAAATAAAAAAAAACAAGGAAGGTAGCATACGTTTGTTGCGGTATGCTAGCGCAAATTCGTTAGCTGTTAATCAGCGCGTTTGCATTGCTTCCGGCCTGTTGGAGCTGAGCCTCCATGCGTTTTTGTAATGTGCGGATAATCGCATAAGCCTGTGCCAACATATACAATATAAACTGCATATTGCCACTTATGATCATCGCTGTCACGCACCATGACAGTTTCACCCGCTTTGAAGCTTTCTTGCGGAGCAACTTGTTCTTGTTTGCGACAGTAGGAAAAATTATTGATAGTGTAACTGTCTTTCAGCAGAACTTCATAGCTGAAGAAGCCCAAGCGACGCAAGAAAACAGCATCCTGCCACGTTTCGTTTTCGTAATCGCGAACTTGTACATGATCGCCTTCGCGAAAAGCAGTAGGTACTTGCTCTTGCTTTTGCTCAGCTTGCTGAGCTTGCTCGCTGTCAGCTTCAATGCCTGCAAGCCCATTCACGCATTGCTGCTTGATGTAGTCTTCAACCAGCTTGGCATAGCCTTGAATGTCATGCCAGTTGTCAAGATAGTTGCAATCACCGCTCATCACACGCGCAATCTTGTCGCAGATCACGGTAAGTGCCTGCGCATGCACGGGCGGCAAGCATTGCCACGGATGAATAGTGCATTCTTTCACGGGAAGAGTCTTGACCACGCTGTAAGCATGCAGCGCTTGCTGCAAGTCTTGAGCAAGACGTGCGTGGTCACTGAACTTACCGTAGCGGCTACCACGCTCAGCAAGCGTGGCTTCTACAGATTGTTGTTGGTTAGGCATGATGTTCATCCTTTGTTAAAGATAGGAAGCAAACTGAGTTCTGCATCTTTCAAGCCGTCCAGTTTAACACCGCTACGCCCGCCTGTCAAGATGGTGTTGAACGATGTTGTGCTGGAGAATGCGCTGTGCTTCTTGTTGAGCACATTGACATAAACGACTTCATCGAAATACTTAGCAACTGTCTTGGAGAAGTTGCGAGTACCGGCCAGCGGCACGATATTCGCTGCGCTGCTCTCAGCTTTCTCACTGTCAATGTCATGCGTGATGCAGACAATGTTAAGATCAAGCACTTGAATACGTGATAGCACTTCGTCAAGCAATGCACCTTGCATTGCATAGTCGTTGTAAGTCGGCTTGTACTCCTCGCCATTAGGCTTGTTAATCTCTTTGACAATGACGCGGTTCATAGCAGAGCTTGTCAACTGGCTCAAGCTATCAATCACTAGAATGTCGTTGTCTGTGAACGTGTTGAGATTCACGCTGCTGTAACGTGCGTCAGGCTTAGCCTTGCACAGCGGGCATACAGTCTTGCCATGTGCATAGCAAATCTTTTGCTCGCCGCCTTTCAGAATAGATCGCACCGTATCAATGCCAACGGGCACCAAGCGGTGGTCTGGTACGTTAACAACGTTGACGTTCTTGCGGTGCTCAGGTGCAAGCATCGCAGGATTAAGCAGCGTCTTGATGCCTTGTTCAAGGTCAATCCAGTGAAGCTTGTAATGCCCCGCAAGCTTGCCAACAAGCGCTGTCTTGCCGCACTTTGGTGGGCCATAAACAAGCACTTTTACGCGCTTGCTCAATACGTAGTCGTCGAGATTCATTTGCTGAGTCCTTTCTGCTGTGAAGAAACCAATTGTTTAAGGTTTGTAGGGAAATCAATATGCTCAATAGCTTCTAAGTCTTGCAAGTCATTGATCTTCGCAAGATCAGCAATGCTTGAACCAAACATGTCGCGCATGTTTACATCGCATGCCTCGTAGTGCTCACACCGGCGCATGTAATCAAAGCAGCTACCGCCACGCTTAGGAAAGAAATCAAGCTCAGTGTAGTGATCTATTTGCTGGTTGATAAGTAGTTGGTCATTCAACCATTCTGCTTTCTTGAGCGTGCTCTTGATGAAGCTGTAAGACAACCAGCGCTGCTCGCTTGCTGAGTAGATAGTGTACATCACTTCGTACTCATTGCCGCCGAGTGAGTCTACAACTACGCTGTACCCCAGTGCTTGATCGCTGTTGCTATACAGTGCAGGATCAATGAATGTTAGCCCAGTGGTCTTGTTCTCTTTGACGCGGTAGCTGCCAGTGTGCTTGTTGCGCAGCAGCTCATCGATGTGCCCGGTGTAGTAATGCCCATCACCGAAGTCAATTGCGATGGTGCTTTCTACACCTACAACTTCGTAATCACGAAGATCGGTCTCTTCTTCTACGAAGCGCTCGTACATATAGAGCGCCCAAATAGCTTCATGGAAACTCTTGCCTGCACGCTTGCCAGGCTTGTGCTCACCTGCCAGTAAGTCAATATCCCAAGCAAAGAACGCAGCAAGCATAGCAGCATCTAAGCTACCAGTGCGGTCGTACTCAGCTACGCCAGCTCCAACTGCATGCCCGAAAGCAAACGTAGGGCTAGATATGCGCACTGTATCACCGACAGCGGCACGCATCTTGTTGATAGCGTACTT